TTAAAATTTTTATCTATAATTTTCATTAATTTTTTTGATTCATGATTTATATTATTACCAATATCAAAATATTTTTTAGGTTTAACTTTCTTTTCTAAAGTAGGCATTATATATATATATAATATATATTATTTTTGTATAATTAAATTAAATATTATATATATTATATATATTATAATAATAATGGCAACTAGAGATATAATTAACCCAGATTCAATAGTTTTATTAAATAGTATTTTTGACGGTAGTTCAACATTAACTGTATCATCTTTAGATGCGGGGTCAATAAATTCTGATGCAATAACATCAACATCTATAAATTCTGATGCAATAACATCAAATACAATATCAGCCCCAACAATATCATCAACAACTATAAACTCATCTGTATTTAATGCATTAGGATCAGTTAACGCCCCCGTCTTTCAGGCTTCTTCATTAATAACAAGCCCAACTATTACAGCATCAACATCAATATCTACCCCTTCATTATCATCTACTAATATATCAACAAATTCATTATTATTTACCGGCGGTTTGATTACATCACCATTAAGCCCAACATTATCAGCCCAAACAAATCAATATAATCAATTAAATGTCTCAGGTAATTTTAATATTGGTTCATCATTAATTTTTAATAATAATACGCCTACTAATAATAATAGTATTACATGTCCCCAATATAAAGGCGGTATTTATGGATATAATCAAACCCAAACGCAGGGTTGCTATGGTCAAAATACTATAACATACACTAATACTGTCCAATTTAACCCCTTTAATGGTTATAATGTAAATAATGTAGTTATAATACCAACTATATTATCAGATGAAGGATATTTTACGGTTCAATCTACTCAATGTATTAATAATAATAATGGTACAAGTACTATTAATATAATTTTTTTTAATCCCGTCTCACCATTAACTTATTATTCAGCTCAGGGCGTAAATGTTTTATTATTTTATCAAGGTTAAAACAATATATATATTATTTATATATATATTATTTTTGTATAATTAAATTAAATTAAAGTCAAAGTAAAATGTATTCGGCACTATAATTATCTAATACCGCCCCTATTTTTGTACAAGCAAAATCAACAGTATTTAATGCACTCGCACTATTAGTTTGAAATGATATGCTTAAAATTTGTTGATCATCGGCATATACCCCTTTAGGATTATTAACGCTAGATTGAACCATATTTATTTGATTTTGGATACCAATAGATTGAGGGGTGAAAGGTTCATTTTTAATATTAACATACATTTGACATGATTGATTTGGTGATGAATTAGCATCAGGTACATAGGTCATAGAAGAATGATACCAACTAGCATAATCACCAGATCCAGTTGGTTTAGTATAAACAGTTATGAAAGGTAGCGACCCAGTAGTAGAACAGTTATTAAAAATTTGATAATATAAACCTTTTAGATCGCCTACCGTCATATTATTTATAGGAGGTAAAAAATACCAGTTAATTTTTGCGTTGGTTGCTTGCGGGCTTTGCTTCTTGTACGCCCATCCAAAATATCCATAGGTATTTTGAAATGTGGAGTTTTGTTGAGGCGGTACTGATGAATCCGCATAAATTGCAGGAGATGAAAAAGTTAAATTACTAACTACCATTTTAGGAAGTTTACCATTAATAACAGAAATATCGTAAGTATTCCCGCTTACATCTGTTTGAAGTTGTGAGACATCAGAAGATAAACCGCTTACATCTGTTTGAAGTTGTGAAATATCGTAAGTGTTCCCGCTTACATCAGTAATTAGCCCACTAACTTCAGAAGATAAACTGCTTACGGTAGACACTAATGAAACCCCGTTAAATGTCAAATCGGTAGTAGTTAAACGAGAATTAAGTGAATTAATATCATCACTAACCCCAACAAATGTAGGTGTTAAAATGGAAGAAGTACGGTTTATATCATTAGCTACCGCTACATTATCCGGTTGTAATCTACTATTTTCGGTGGTGTTATTACTTCTTGCACTTACTGTATTAGAGTTTATTTCTGTTTGTTGATTACTACTATTAAAAACATTTATTTTATCTTCAAGAAAATTTATAACAGTTTTATTTGTAGGATTACGTATTGAATTATAAAATAAAGCCCTATCTTTATTTATATCTAAATATTTTACAGGTGGAGTAGTTGAAGACGCATTATAAAATTGATGTCCTCCATCTTTACCCGCTGAAAGATTTAAATGTTGAATAGCATTTGTTGATGCTTCTGTAAAATGGTAATGACCAGTAGAGGTTCCAGTTGATCCACTTGGAAAACTTGTCAAGATTGGCGTATTGTTGACATTTGTAGCATGTATACCTTGGACACTTAATTGTCCATTACTCGCATAAGTTGGAACTGACATAATGTATTAATATTAATTTATAAATTTTTATATTATTTTATACTAATTTTAATATATTTATCTTATTCATTTTTATATTTTCTATAATATTTTTATCTTATTCATTTTTATTAAAATATATAATATAAATATTTTACATATAACTAAATGTAGATAATGAAATAGTATAAGATACACCAGTACTAATAACAATATTATCAAAAAGTAAAGTTAATAATCCCGATGTATAGAACTGTATATTTCCATAATATAAAGTTTTATTATTATTATTAATGATGTAAACAGTATTATTTGTAGTATATGTAGGGGCGGTATTATTTACATCATAAATATTTAAGCTTACATCACCAGTATAATTTACATTAAATGAAACATCAATACTATTGATATTTAAATTATTTTGTTGAAAGTAAAACGACCCCGTATTAGTTCCATAAGTATTTATTAATGTTAATGGAGAAGATAACGAACAAATAATATTACCATCATTAAATTGAGATATAGTATAAGTAGATGTATTTAAAATATTATCACCAGTATAGGCGGTTGTTTGGACTGATCCATCAGGAAATATAATTTTTTTTGTAATTTTTAATGAACTCAATGTAAAAGCATTATTTAATATGGTTTTAGTTGACATATATATATTATACAAATAAAATAAAATAATTTATAATATTATATATATAATGTCTTATTATAGTGGATTAAATCAAAAAGTAAAAGAACAAATTTTATATAATAACTCGTCAACCATAACATATAATAATGATGAAACAAATTTATCATTATTAGCATCTTTAAAATATGTTCAAGACTTCACAAATTACTATATTTATAAAACTTATTTAACTATTAATAACCCTATTTTTACAGGATTAATGACAGGCGACAACATTAATATAAATGGTTATTTATCAACCCCTACAATAAATAATATTACTAATTTTATAGGTAGCCCAACATTACAAAATCAATTAATAGAATATGATATATTAGGAGAAATAAAAATGGTTATTAATGAAATCCCCCCAAATTATTTATTATGTGATGGTTCATCTTATTCAGTTGATGATTATTTTAATTTATTTTTAATAATTGGATACACCTACGGCGGTGATGGTTTATATTTCAATGTTCCTAATTTTCAATCAAGATTTCCTATAGGTGGAAATAATACAAATTTAATAGGATGTTCAACCTCTAATTTTGTAAGTGGTAATAATCAAAGCGGGGCATTAAATAATTATTCAACTTCTTCTAATTTTGCAGGGGCTACAGAATCAACAGCCCCATCAATTTTACAAAAATTACCAGAACACCAACACACAATAAATGATGCAGGGCATGACCATTTTACATTATCTAATACCAATTATAATAAATATATATCAGATGATCCCGACCCAATATATTTGACATTATGTCAACTACCAAGCAGTTTAACAACGCCCGTTTTTACAAATCCATTTATTACAGGTATTACAATCAATGAAAACGGCTACCAAATCCAACAAACAGATCCCGTCTCTAATATTGTAGGTGTTAACTTAACATCACCATATACAGCTGTAAAATATTGTATTTGTTATAATCAAAATTAAAAAATAATATAATATAATATTATATAATATAAATGTCATATAATAGCGGTATAAGTCAAAGAGTAATAGATCAAGTTTTTTTTGATAATACAAGTGCAGTTAATCAACCAATAACTCAAACCGATTTAAGCTTATTAGCCAATTTACAATATGTAAGAGATTGGATAGGTAATATTTTTAAACCATTTATGACGGTAATAAATCCATATTTTACCGGAACTCTAACGGGTCCAAATATTGATATAAGTGGATCATTAATTGTACCAACTATTACAAGTAATACTAATTTTACATCAACCCCAACAATAGAAATTAATAGTGTTAAATATAATATATCATCAATACCAACAGGAACAATTAAAATGATAATATCTAATGTTAATGCTCCTACTGGTTTTTTACTTTGTGATGGTTCAACATATAATATTAATGATTACCCAAACTTATTTAATGTTATAAAATACACTTACGGGGGCTCCATGGCTACTTTTTGTGTTCCTAATTTTCAATCAAGGTTCCCTATAGGTGGAAATAATACAAATAATTTAGGTTGTTCAACTTCTAATTTTGTAAGTGGAAACAATCAAAGCGGGGCGAATAATAATTATTCAGTTTCTACAAACTTTGGCGGTAGTTCTCAACCATCCGCCCCATTATTAACGAAAGTACCTGAACACAACCACACTATCACAGATAATGGACATAACCACAACTCAAATTTAGGATCTTTTGAATTGCCATATATTCCTGTTCCGCCCGTTGGTACTTACATCATAGAACCTGTATCCGCTGGACTAACTACCTCAACAGATCCGACGGGTATCATCATAAATAATACTGGTAATGGTATCCAATCTATAGACAGTAATACGGGTCTATATGGTGTAAATATAAGCCCGCCATATCTAGCCGTTTTATATTATATTAAATATTAAATATTAAATATATAAAATATTAAATGTATAAAAAATAATATTATAAAAAAAATATATTATATATATATATAATAATGTCTGATAGAACAGTTTTAAATCCTCAATATGCGACATCCAACTCATTAAATAATTTATTTTCTGGTTCTGGTTCAATTGATCTAGGAACAGTACTAGCAAATAAACTCACAATTGATAGTTCTAATACTGGTAATGATTATTCATTAACTTCTTATTCAAATGCATTATCTGTTAGTTGTCCTAATGGTATTACTCCAACAATTCAATTTGGTAGTGCTAATGATTACGTACAATTAAAATGCCCCGCTGATAATGTTTTACAAACAACCGCCTTACAACTTACTGATACTTCTGGTTCTGTTTTAGTTAAACCAATTACAACTAATTATTTAGGATTAGTTAATACAACTACTAATACTAACACTGGAAATATTCAAGGTGGAACATTTAATGCATTGACAGAAATTATATCGCCATCTTACAATCTTTTTGCAACTAATGGTAATAATACAGATATCACATTTAATGGTAATGGTAATTTTATTGATATTCCTTCTAGTATGTTTGTTCATAATAGTATGAGTGCTTCTAATTTCCAAGGTGGTTTATATTCTGGTCAATATACCACAAACCCCGTAAGAGTAATACCACCATCAGGAACCTCAACCTATACATTTAATATCCCTTGGAATCCTTCAGAAGGATGGGTAGTTGACACAATAACTCCACTTTTTACATATGTATCAGATTATCCAATCGCCACTAATACTGTTGCATTAGTAGCCAATGGTATCTATCAATTACAAATAACTATCCAAGTATCAAATGGATCTGGAACTCAACCAACAAATTTATATTCTATTAATTATTTAATAATGAATAACGCATAAATTAATCAGTTAAAAAAACACTTAACTCATCCATAGATTTAAAATTATATTTTCTTTGATACTTTAATAGTATTTTATGTATATCATCAAATTTATAAATATTTTTGTATATAAATAAATAAAGTATGATGAGAACGTATCGTCCACATGTATTAATATTATTCTTAAATTTTTGATATTGATATTTATTATTAATAACATTTTTATTTTTTAGTAAATTGTGTAAATAATTAATATTTTCATTATATTTTATTCTTTTATTTTTTGGTATATATGATAATTCATTATTTTCATTTATTCCATAAGAGTCAAAAAAATAATAAACATTATTATATTTGTATAAACAAGTCCAATGCCCTATATCTATATTATCTTTATTATCTTCAATATAAAATATAATACAATAATCTTTTTTCTTTGGTAATAGTTCATTAATATCATTATATTTTTCTAAATCAGGGAAAGAAATAATTTTAATATCTTGACCTAATCTATTTCTCATATCTTCTATATTAACCATATAATTCATTTTTAGTATATATATTATAATATAAATTAAAAGTGAGTTTAGAAAAAAAAAAAATATCTAATATAAATTATAAGAGGATATTTACATGAATTTATTTAAGGAAAGTTTAAAATATGGTAAGCAAAAAGAGGTAGAAGTTTTACCGCATATAAAAGAGTATTTTAATTCAAAATCTATTAAGATTCCAAAAAATAAATATTCAACATATGATTTTATTGATGATGATAATGAAGTAATCTACGAATTAAAAAGTAGAACTAATAAATATAATCAATACCCTACGACAATGATACAAGAAGATAAAATATTAAATACACATTACAAACAAATATTTTTATTTAATTATATAGATGGTTTATATTATATAGAATATGATGAAACATTATTTAATGAATTTGATAAAAAAAAATATAGTCAATATAGAACAGATAAAGTTGACGTATTTAAAACTTATATTTATATTCCTATTGATAAATTAAAACAAATAATATTATATTAAAAATATCTAATTATTAATATAATATGAAAATAATTAAAATAATTGATTCCCCAAAGAAAGACAAACGATATCGAGCCATTATTGATGATGGTTCACATCTTGAGAAATATTTAGATTTTGGATTAAAGAACCCTAAAAAAGGAACATATATTGATCATGGTGATAAAGTACTTAGAATGAATTATATATTACGCCATCTACAAAATCCATTAGAAAGAGATAGACTTTTAAATTTAGAAATGAGCCCAGCTTTACTATCTTTAAAATTACTTTGGGGTCGTACTAGATCACTAGAAACAAATTTAAAAGAATTAAATGCGATGTTAGCATTACTTGATTAATATAAGCCTAGTTCTTTGACTTTTTTAGATGCTTCACCAAGACTCACTTTATGTTTTCTTACGTATTCCGCTACGATATCCCCTCGTACTTTTTCTCCTCGTTTAGTTCCAATTATTTTTTTAATTTTACCACCTTTAATATTATCATTAATATCTTTATCAGTGATTTTTCCTTCTAAGTAGGCTTTAATTTTTGCATTAGATAATTTATTAAAATCTACTTCAGGGTACATCTGTTTCCCTATTTCAATTAATGTTTTTTTATTTCCAATAATACCTCCTTTCATTTTTTTAATTGTTTTTGTATCTGGTTCAATATAATTTAATACTTTATTTTTTAAATTTTTACTTGAATCTTTAGATAATTGATCTTTATTATTTTTAGGGTCTATTTTTGTAATCATATTAATATATTCATCTTTAGACGCAATTAAATATGGGTTTTTCTTTTGTTTT